TAGACGGGTCATCGCCCCACGTGTCTTTGTATGCCTGGGTTGTCATTGACGTGACGACGAAGCAGAATTTGGCGTCTGATTTGTCCTGCCTCTTGGCTCCTAGGTCGAAAAACACTGAGCTATCAGCGTCAAAGATTGGCTCGATACGCACGCGCTGGCGGTCATCCTCTGGGTCCTCGTCGTCTTCGTATACAGCACGCAAACGCCACGCACCAATACCACCACCGACGGCTTCTTCGAACGCGTTATCATATGCTTCATTGGCAACAGACGCTTGCTCATCAGCTCTATACAGCCCATCGCAAACGTCCGCCAGCTTGTCGTTGTCGGCCCCGTCTTTCGAGACAAAATCTACCGTGATCCGGTTGTTTCGGTACTCGTTCACGATTCGAATAACGGCCAACATTATTTTGTTAACTTCAAACTTGGGCTTGTTCTCGTACTGGTCCCACAACGGGCCCTCCCACTGACTACCACAGAGTGAATAGAAACGCCGGTCTTGCAGGCACTGTAACCTCTCGTCTTTCAATGCGTTTTGCACGTCATCAAATTGGGCCATGGCGTCGGCATGTAGATTGGCGAGTCGTTGATCATTAGAGAGTCTGGACATGTTTTCTCCTTGTTTTTCTTGAGTTTCTACCAACGATTGATATTTGGCAATGGTATAAACGTCATTGGCTTAGACACGGTTGAACGTCGGGCACCCTCACAAGCATAGCGTAGAGCGTCGATCATGTGGTTCTTCTTGTCTGCCAGGATCGGCAGTACGTTGCCCGTCAGCGGGTCCTGTTTGTAACTGTACAAGCTCAGCTCGTCAATCGTGTGTGTGCACCTGGGGTGAACTACAATATCGTACCCTTTGATAAACTCAACCCCTTCTTCTACGGACCGGGGGCCTTTCACCGCTGTCATTATTTTAGGGAATCCATTCTTCCTCATATGGCTGATAGTCTCAGGGCGTGCCGAATCTGCTACTATTGGCCATTTTTCGGCGTCTGGAATCTGCATGAATAGCTCGGGCGTGTTCATTATCTCGCAACCAACCATATAGGCTTCATAGTCAATGTAGAGGGTGCGGCCGATGATGTGACACCGGACCAGGGTGGTGGGATCAACCGCAAAACCCCAATCTGCGCCTAGGCGATGGATAGCGTCTGGCGGGGCCTCGAACTCGTCAATCTTCCAGTTCCGGAACACCCTAGCACTGCTGTTTGTCAGGTAAGAACCTTGCCAAACGTGCTGATACTTGTCTGGGTCACGCCGCTTGTCGTACTCCATTTCGTCACGCAGGACTTGCGGGAACCAAGGGTTATCGCTGAAGTTGACCTTGATGACGGTTGCATCTTTGGGCGGTGTCGGGCCACGCAGCAGAAAATCAACGGGATCATTTTGTTGGCGTGGATTCCAGGTAAACCAGAGTTCAGAACCTGGATTTCGGATTGTTGGGCGTAGCAGGTCCAAGCTCGTTTGGCTCAGTGATTGGGCTTCTTCTACCCACGCGCAATCGTAGCCCTCGAGCGATTTGATGCTGTCGGCTGTATGATTCTGCATGCCCTGAAAGATGATTGCCCCGTCCCCCTTTCTGGACTTGATGACAGCCTCCTGCACCTCGAAGTAAGCGCCGGCATTCATGGCCTCGATCTTGGTCTCCAGAAGGCGCTTGACGGACTGATTTAGCGACTTTTGGATCTCGCGCACGCAAACCGAGCGCCGCTTCTGGTCAATGATGTGGGCCTCGATCATTAGCTCAGCGAACATGTGCGACTTGCCAGATCCTCGGCCACCCCAAGCGCCTTTGTATCGTGCGCCTTCAAGCAAAGGCAGCGCCCACTCAGGGGTTTGGAGTTGCAGAACTTTACCCATTTTTGACGATCACTCGCTCGATCTTTGTGAATTCCAGCGGTGCACCGTCTGCTCCAGTCAACTCATGCTTCTGGGTTTCTGCCCATCGCATCTGTGTTTTGGACCACCAGATCATAGCGGTAGTGTCGCCTCCCATTGCCTTTTGGAATAGGGTTTTGCCTACCTGCCCGTTCGCTTTGGCCTTGCCTGATACCAGCTCGGTGGCAAAGTGAGAGCGCAGCGTGTCAACGTGGATGCCATCGCGCACTAGGATTGCTATCTGCTCAATCGGCAGTCCGTAGCCGGACAGGGCTTCGACCTGTTTGCGCTCGGCATCGGTTGGTTCAAAGGCTGGCCTTCCAGCGCCCGGTTGCGCTCCACCTCCGTTCGGATAGCGTGCGCCGCCATTCTTCCCTTTTATTTGTATTGGTTTTTCTCCAGTGGCTTGTTTCTTGCTTGTCATGCTTTAACCTCCGCGAAAGGGTGTCCGGTTTCTGCGTGAACTGCGATTTTGCCTGTGAAGTCCTGCCAGCGCCTGATGATGACGTCGCAGTACTTTGGGTCAAGCTCCATCAGGCGTGCAACGCGACCGTTCTTTTCAGCAGCGATCAGTGTGGTTCCAGAGCCTCCAAAGGAATCCAGCACAATATCGCCGCCTTTTGTGTTGTTCAGAAGTTGGTACTCAAACAGCGCCACCGGCTTCATAGTCGGATGCTCACCGCTGCGGCTTGGTCGATCAAACTCTAAAATGGTGGTCTGCTTTCGGTCAGTTGCCCACAGGTGACCCGCGCCTTCTTTCCATCCATAAAGGCATGGTTCGTGCTTCCAGTGGTAATCCTGCCTGCCCATGACCATTGAGGACTTCTTCCAGATCAGGCACTGGCGAACTTTCCAGCCAGCATCCTGAGCTGCACCACGGAAGTTGTAGCCTTCCGAGTCTGCGTGCCAGATGTAAAACACAGCACCAGGTTTCATAACTGTGTCTGCCGAAACGTAAGAGTCGCGTAAGAATTGTCGAAACTGATCGTCGCCCATAGAGTCGTTTTGAATTGTGAGAGCGTCTTTGGTCTTGCCTTCGTAAGCCACGTTGTAAGGCGGATCTGTCAGCCACATGTCGACCAGCTGGCCATCGGTGAGCTTTTCCAGGTCGCTAACGCTGGTCGAGTCTCCGCACAGCAGGCGGTGCTTTCCCATGATCCAAACATCACCAAGCACTGTGGTTGCGTTTTCTTGGACTGCAGGCGCATCGTCTGGGTCGGTCAGGCCAGGAACAACCTCCACCGGCATCAGCGCAGCAATCTCCTCGGCTGTGAATCCAGTCAAATCAAGGTCAAAGCCCAGATCACCAATCTCGCCAAGCTCAATCGCCAGCATCTCATTGTCCCAGCCTGCATTCAGGGCCAACTTGTTGTCGGCGATAACGTAAGCACGCTTCTTAGCATCCGACCAGCCGTTGGCAACCATCACGGGCACCTCGGTCATTTGGAGGTGATGTGCAGCTAGTGTGCGTCCGTGACCTGCAATAATCAATCCGTCCTCGTCGACGAGTACCGGAGTTGTCCATCCCCACTCGCGGATTGAAGCGGCTATTTGGGCGACCTGTTCGGCCGAATGCGTTCGGCTATTTCTGGCGTATGGGACCAGTTTTTCGATTGGCCACCTTTCAACCTTGTCCGCGGGATTGGGGTTCATTGGCGTCTCCTTTGTGAGTAATAGCGATTGACAATTAAAACTGATTGGTTGTATAATTGAATTGCCGGAATTTTACAGTTTTACAGTTTTAAGGTAAGGACGCAACATAAAAATGTACAAAATCACAACAAAAAGCCATTGGGGCGAGATTGTTAAAACGTGGACAGCCTCAGAAGCGGATCAAGTAATGTATGCCTCCCGGGAATGTGACAGGGCGGGGTATTTCTTGCAGGGATACGATGAGCATCGCGGGGATTATGATAATGAATACTATCCAAAATTTAACGACGACGGCGACCAGATATCAGGCGCAACCGTGGCCACCTTTGAGGACGCTGTGGCGTGGTTTGGTCACGATGTTCAATCGATTACAGTTGAAGAAATTGGAGGAAATTAAAATGGACTTTCTAAATAAATTATTTCAAAAAAAAGAACCCCTCAAAATGTGCCGGGTCAAATATTTGAGCGGAAAAATTGTGACTTGCCCGGCGTCAATTGAGACGTTGTCGGAATTGCTCATGACGTGCTCAGCGGGTACAGAAATTGAGATTTTGGGATACTCAAGGT